TGATATAATAAATAAGGTAAAGGATGTTTTAGATAATTATGAAGAATATCATTCTAAAATTTTTACAAATGATAATGTTACCATTATTAATAATATGATTATTGAGAATAATAAAACCATGGAATATAATATTCTTAATTGTTGTTATAAATCTCTTGATATCTTATCAAAAAATTATGGTTTAGATAAATCAATTTCTACTGGTTGCCACAATTATATACCAGGTTATACAAACTATTTCAAAATATAAGATATGATGTTAAAAATTTATTAGAAATAGGAATTGGTTCATTAGAAAATGGGCAAATGGGTGGAACAAATGGGTTAGTAGCCACTCATTATGGTTATTCTAGTGGTAATAGTTTAAAATGCTGGTCTGATTATTTTCCTTATGCAAATATATATGGTATTGATATTTATTCACATCAGGAACTTAATAATAATAAGATTAGAACATATGTGTAGCAGATCAAAATAATGAAGAAGACTTAAAAAATGTTATAGATAATATTAATAATGATTTAGATATAATAATAGATGATGGTTCGCATCAAGGTGAACATCAAGTATTCTCTTTTATGTATCTACATAAATATTTATCTTCAAATGGTATTTATGTAATAGAAGATATTCAACCATATAATATTGAAAAGTTTAAAGATTTATCTATTTTTCCTTCAAATTTTAAAGATTTTATTATAAGTAATTTTAAAATAGAGTATTTTGATACTCGTTATTTTGAGAATCGTTTGCGTGAAGATGATTTTATGATATCTTTTACAAAAATATAATTTTACACCTTTTTTAGAGTTTTACACCCTTGAAGATAAATTGAGTATATATTTGCAAACGCAAAGAGACAGAAACTACCAACAAGCAAAACTAGTCAAAAACCTGCATCATGAACAGCACTATCAACACTAGTCACAAGACCGCCTATCACACCGTGGCAAACGCGGAATTTACAGGAGTTTTTGATAGGACGGTATATAAATATGATAATATATATGGTTTTGGAGGAGACCCCCGTCCTTGCTATGGTTACGGAGGCGAATATAACCTATTCGTCAGATATAAAGAAAAATGAGACAAGACTATTATAATAATTTTGTTATTCATCTTTTCTATTTGATGTAAATGATTGCATTTAAGCAACTAACTACAATTTGACGGTTTAAATGCGGTTTGTAGTTTTTGTAAATCAACACCTCTTTTATATCTTTGTTCCTAAATAAACTTATATAAAAATAAAACGCGTATGTTAAGTATAATCGCAATTATGTTCCAAACTATTACAAAACTTTATGAGATGCTATCTACTCCAAGTGGCACAACCGCTGACCTAGGCAAGTATAGCTATTTTGGTGGCACAACTTCAAATAAAAGCAATTATATCTATTACGGTGCTTCAGTAATTAACTGTGATGATAATAAAGTATGCTCTGTATATTATCCGGTTGATAATATTGTGCTACCAAATACATCACCAGCAAATACTACTAGGATTACATCAGTATCAGGTTAATATTTACTCTTTATTTTTAGATAAATAATTTTTTTTACTATTACTCATATAATATTTTATAGTATTTTTTCTTGAATTTTTGAATTATAGTAAATAAATATGTTCTAATTTAATTTAAATTATAAAAAATTGATTAAGATTTTTAAATAAATTAGCAGAGACATATACAGATTTGTTGCAATCCAAGCAGATAAATCGAGTATATATAGCAAATCGCAAACAAGCGAACACTTGAAGATGAACAGCACTATCAACACTAGTCACAAGAGCGCCTATCACACCGTGGCAAACGCTGAATTCACAGGGTTTTATGACAGAATGGTTTATAATTTTACTAACAACCCAGGAGATAACCGTATTGGTTCTATTAGCGGATATCATCTATTTATTAGATATGGCGACAAGGTCTATATGGAAGTTAAAGGTGTTGGTGAGATTGTAATTTCATATGCGAAACTTCTGCAAAATAGGTATTGGAATTATTATTATCACCTATCGCTTCTCTTGACTAATGACAAGCATATGTTATTTCAACATCTCCACGGGTATAGTAGCGACTATGAACTCAACGTTCAGATATATGACGAAGAGCGATTCTGGGCTATTGATACCGCTTTCATAGAGACAAGTATGAATACAAGAGGTGCAAAGATAGTCAATAACGAAGCTCTTTGTTATTACAAGATAAATCCTTATAATATGGTAAATATGGAATATTCTTCACAAGAAGTAGTAGATACTTTTCAAAGGATCTATATGACGAGAAATGAAATCAAAAATAAGGTATTTGATAAAATTTGTGTTATATACAATAAACTTATTAATGATTACCACACAAATACTATGAATAAGGAACTTGCTGAGATTGAGAATGAAATTGATGAACTTTGGGTGTTCTTTGAAGATAAAACAAATGTCGTTAATCTTTTCACTTCAATTAATGACAAATATAGTATGAATGAAGATGTAATAAGGATGATAATTAACAATTATCTATATTAAATTTGTTAATGCCTAAGGAAATAAAAATATGATTCCATTATTACTGAATTAGGAAAATATAAACGCTTAGATTCTCAAAGTTTAGATTAGAATTTAGAATTATATATCTATTTTTTTAATATATAAACATGTTTTCAATATCATAATTTATAATATGAACAGTATTATAACTACAGATGACTATTTTTCTCAGCATACCTTTGCAAATGTGGAATTTACAGGTGTTTTTGAAAGAATAAGAATTAGGACAGTAAATAATGAGGCGTTTTTACAATATTCATCTTTTCATCAAATATGGAGGCAAAGTCTATATGGAGAATTATAATATTGGACATATAGTGATTTCATTTGCAGAACTTCAAAAAACCTAGTTTTGAAATTTTACTATGACCTATCGCTTCTGTTGACAAACAACAAACACCTTATAATTCAAAAGTCTAAATATAAAAATGTCGAACCTTTTTACTATAAAGATAGGTTATAGGCAATTGATTTTGAATAGTATATAAATACAATGATAAATTTGCTCTAAAATCATTTTATTAAAATAAAAATTGATAATTTTTTTTGCATTTATTTAATTAAAGTCTTGTAAGATAAGATGTCTCCTAGATGGATGATGGACCCTGAGTTCGAAATTGACGGATTTGAGTATTATAACTCTGACGACGAAAAAGATGACCGTGTTTACAACTCTAAATACGGAAATTACAGTTCTATATATATGGGCTGTAAATTCATTAGCACTATATATATTGGTTATACGGATAACGACTACGATGATACTTATGATTATTAAAACCACAAAAACTATGTGAAACTTAGTATTATATGTTATATATTTTTTATATTCTTACCAAAATCATCACATTTTTGAAGGTTATAATATATAAAAATGTCGAACCTTTTTACTGTGAAGATAGGTTATGGGCAATTGATTTATCATAGTATATAAATACAATGATAAATTTGCTCTAAAATCATTTTATTAAAATAAAAATTGATAATTTTTTTTGCATTTATTTAATTAAAGTCTTGTAAGATAAGATGTCTCCTAGATGGATGATGGACCCTGAGTTCGAAATTGACGGATTTGAGTATTATAACTCTGACGACGAAAAAGATGACCGTGTTTACAACTCTAAATACGGAAATTACAGTTCTATATATATGGGCTGTAAATTCATTAGCACTATATATATTGGTTATACGGATAACGACTACGATGATACTTATGATTATTAAAACTATAAAAACTATGTGAAACTCAGTATTATATGTTATATATTTTTTATATTCACACCAAAATCATCACATTTTTGAAGGTTATAATATTGTAAATAAAGTTGTAAAACGAATATAACTACTTAATATTGTTATTACAATACCTAAAAAAGTACTAATACATTATACTAAAAGAATAAATATTATGTGCAAATAATACATAGCAATATGTGTTTTATATTTTTATATTTAGAATATATTTACTAAATATGTTATTATTTTTTAATAATTTATTTAAAAACTGATAAAACGACCTTTAAATAATATTAAAGTCATATACAGAAGACTCGTTGTAACTGCAAAAACTGCTGATACAACACCTTGTCTACAAAGAGACAACTTCGCCAACTAGCAACAACAACAACAACAACAACAACAACAAGATGGTTTTCTCGCATCACCATATTCCCGATATGGAGTTTTCGGCATTATTTGACATGACTACGAATATCCATGACAGGATTATATTGTTTAAATATTTCCTTTTCATAAAGTATAAGGAGAATATCTACGTTGAAGTTAAAAGTGTCGGTGATATTATTATGCCATTTGAAGAACTTCTTCAAAACAAACTCTTAAAGATGTATTACGACCTATCTCTTCTGCTCGTAAAAGACAAAAATAGGTTTGTTGAAAAAATTAGCAATAAAAGGATACCCATTTGGGATGCTGAAATTACAAGCATATACAAGGGGCGACGGAATTGTTTTGTAGATTGCGCGTATATCTTGAATGGTGTTGTCAAAACTGACAAGCAGTATTGCTATTATGAGATGAACCCATTTGAATTTAAAAATCCTAATTCTATATGGGAAGGGTTTGTTAATACCTCTTCTGAGATTGAGCGGTTTAACGATAATTACAAAAATCGTCTTGGTTATGAAGTAAGCGGTTTTGAAAAACGCGCGATTAATTATACCACTCTTGCTGTTGCTTATAACGCATCATCGATGGAACAGGAACTCGACGAAATCTCAGCAATCGAAGAAGACAAGCAAAATATCATTAAACTAATTGCGTTTAATGATAAAAAATATATGAATGGTGATATATTTAAGATAATATATAATAATCTTTGTTGCAAAGATAGAAGCACAAAGTATACTTCATATTTAGATGAATTTGTCAATAATAAGGAACTTATTACTGATATTAAAAAGAAGGAACTTGTAGTGCAAATAGTAAATTATTAATGCAAGTAATGCAAAACAATATATGTTATTTATTTTTATTATTACGGTAATTTGATTGGTTCTTGTGTGGTTTCTCGTAAATCATACTGTTCGAATGATGTATTGGAGTTTTTTGAGTTATTATAATAATTATATAGGTTTGCGGTTAAGTCAGACGTTTTACAGATTTGTGTTGTAGATAGCAGATAAAATATTCTCATAATTCTATATGTTATATTATTGATTTTCCTTTAAGTATTAAGTATCATAAATAACTGAATAGTTTCTATTATTTTATTTGTGGTTTATTATTATACAAATCTACAATAACACTTATCATAGAGTTCAGATAATTTAGGATTTTTGATAAGAGTTTTATAGGAAGATAATTTTATATTTTTTGCCATTCTATATAATAATATTATTATTTATAAGTTCCTTCATATAATACTATCTTATAATTTATAACTATATACTTACAATTATTGAATAAATATGTTTTTTTATAATATATAGGTAAAAATTGATTAATTATATGATAAAAAATATCAAAGTCATAAACCGGCTATATCTCAAAAATTTGCTGATATATCAAGTAAAACTTCCATCTTTGTTGTTCAACGGAACACACTTACAAGACTGTAATACTGCAAATCTATCAATAAGATGACTCAATATTTCTACCATCACATAAAGGATATGGAGTTTTCTGGTGTTTTTGACATAGGAATAAATCATAAACAGTTCCACAATAACCTTGTCTATTACAAATATTTTCTATTCATTAAATTCCGTGATTTGATTTATATTGATATTAAAAATGTGGGAGAAATTATTATTACATTCACAGAACTTATGAAATACCCGTATTTAAAGATGTATTACGAGTTATCCTTAGTGCTTACAGATAACAAACATAAAGTTATTGAATCAAAAAACATGGGGTCACGTTATATCAACCCCGAAGATAGTAATTGGTTTATAGATGGTGTCCATTATGTTGAGGATTTTACAACAAGGGTTAGAAAGGTTGAAATTGGAAAATATTATTACTATTTCAATATTAATCCTTATGATTTGATAAACATGAAGGTTTCAAATGATACTGACATTGATGGATTTCATAAAGTCTTAAATATTTGCTACAGATACGAACAAGGAATGATTTATAAAGGATTGTTTGTAGATTATACAAATCTAATGATTGAATATAACATTAAGTTAATTGAAGAAGATGTTGAAAAAATATCCGCTAGTCATGAAGATGATAAAAATTTCTTTAACCTTCTTGAACTTAATAAAAAAGGATTAAATACTGATATATTCAATATACTTTATAATCTTGTTATCAGCGCCAAAGGACAAAAGAAGTTCGTGCAGTATGTTACGTGATAAAAAATGTCTCTATATAATTCTGAATACTTAAGATATACATATTTTTATATTTTTCACCCTTGAAGATTTACACCTTCGCACATTTAAAACGCCGATTAAATTTGCGAAGGTCTTATATAAATTTTAAGATAAAGAACAGGCACTTTTTTATGATTATATTTATATATACCATCGCAATCATAACAGCACCCATCAGAATATCTACCTTTTATTTCACTAACCACATTTCGTAATAATATATCATCTTCTATTAATTTGTATGTAATGTTAATGTTATTAATTAATAATAATTCATATGTTAATAATTTATATTCGTGATAACCACTTAGTTGATATTTTTTACAAGTATTTGGTTTTAATTTTTCTATATTATGTAATATTTCTTTTATATGGTTATTTGTTTTTTCAACCATTTTTGATGTCCTATTGGTTATCATTTTTCTATCAGACTTATATACTTCTTTTAAATTTGGAAAATAAGGAACAATCAACGATTGATGATGATTATCATTATGAAAACTTAATTCTGTCATATTATTTTATTAAGATAAATATGTTTATATTAAATAATATCAATTTTTTATTTTAATATTAAATCGGCGTTTTAAATGTGCGAAGGTGTAAAATAAGCAAACCTTTATAAAAAATATAAAATTTTATTTCATATACTTCAAGGTTCGCTTATTTTAAAGCCTGTAAATTTTGGTTATGGTACATCGTGTAATGTACCTGATTTTTTGCTTCTACTTAAATACATAGGTCTTTCTATATTATTTATATGATTGTATGATATCTTATAAATATTTTTAGCACCATTTGTATCTCTATTCCATAATCCACAACCGCTTTTACAGCGTAATAGACCATGCACAAGAGCATAATTTGTTTTCCAAGGTTTAGGGTTTTCTCTTAACATAAACTTCTCACAATCTCCACCATTACAATTACAACATTTGCAACTTGTTCTAAATTCATCTACTAAATAGGTTTCATATCCTGATTTTTAAATAATGTTAGCATACCCTTACCTTTTATAGGTTCTTTATATTTCATATGTTTTTGTTGTTCAAAATCACCAAAGCATACAACGACATCATTTTTATCACCAAAAACTTTTTGAAATTTATTCATTAATTTTTGTTCATTTTTTAGTCTATTCATATAACCATTTAATTTTAGTTTTCTAAATATATACTTATTATAAAATGTAAATAACTTATGATTGATTTCATTCTTCTTTTTAATGTATTCTTTATATTTTTCTATGTCTAACGATTTCTTATTAAATTGTGATAATTCAGTTTCATATTCTATTATTGTTTTTTACAACCAAAAATATTACTTATTTAAACTAAAACTATTAGATAAGTAATATTTAACTGTTGATAATTTATAATCTTCTGTTTTATGCTTCATTATAATTATATAATAAAATAAATAAGATTTGTTTCATTTTAAATCTTTAAGGGTGTAAATGTCTAAAGGTATAAAAAATGATTAACTTTGATATATTTAATTATTAAAGTTATACACTTGTTGTATCAAACTTGATTTGATATACCAAGTAATATTTCAAATACAAAGAACACTATTTGCAACAAACACAACATAACAATTTACAGTTCCGTATAAAAGAAAAATAACGATGGAACTTTCTGGATTTACTATTATGTCCAAAGATTTTAAGAATGGCAGAGCTACTTATTTCAAGAACTTGATATTCATCAAGTTTGACAACAAAGTATATATTGAAGTTTCAAATGCTGTGTCAGCATCTGTTATTCTACCCTTTGATGAACTTATGAAACATGAGCGGTTGAAGATTTACTACAAATTATCTCTTGTCGCTATTGGAAAACCTAATATTGACGCCGATTATTATGGAAGCAAAAACCCTGATTATGCCCCTAAAAAGTATGCGAAGGATTTTGATATATATATAGATACTATATATATTGTTGAAGATGCATTAACACGCAAACAGGAAGCGATGAAAGGTAATTGTTATCAAGCAATTAACCTCAAAAAATTAAAAAATATGAAAGTTTCTACAGATGCAAAAATAGAGGAGTTTATCACTAATTACAATATTAAGTATGCTTTTGAGGAAGAAAACTTTGAAGAGAGGGTAAATATTTACACAACCCTAGTGAATGCATTATAAATGTTCTGAATGTTGGAAAGTATTGTAAAGTAGAAAGTATGTTAGCATAATATTTATATTTTTTATATATGAGTTGTAATTCATAATATAATATATTTCAATTGTAAATAGAGAATAATACTCCAAATAGCGCGAGTTTTATATGGATTAAAATGATTACTCTTGATATATTCTTACCAATCTGTCATAATTGTCGAGTGCTTCTCGCATATCGCTTATACTGTTAAGCGTCTCATTAAATGCCTTTTTATATATAAGGGTTAGGTTATCTTCAGGTAACTCATATAAATAATTATTGATAAATGCGGAAGACATTATATATTAATTTTAATTATATTATTAATCAATATAATTTATCAATTTTTTTGATATAATAAAAACTTTAATATTTTCATATATATAAAAAATAATTTACATATATTATGTAAGTAACAAATATAAGAATGTTTCAGACTATTATGAAGTTGTATGATACCAAAGCGACCGCAACTACTGTTCCTGTCAAAGGTAAGTATATCTATTTTGGTGCTTCAATCATTTATTGCGATGAGAAGAATTCTTGTATGGTATATTATCCAACAGATAATAATGTGCTACCAGATAACAAACTACCGGTGCGTCTGTTATATTAATTACACCATTCATTGAGGAATGATATTCACATAATTTTCATAATAATCACAGATGTATAGAAGAATTAATTTATGATATCGAATATAAATGCGTAAGATTGCAATTAAATTTAATAAAAATATAAAAATTGATTAATATTAATTATAAATATTATTACGCGCAACATACAAGCGTCTGTGTATCTCTTAAAAAAGAGATAATACCGATTGATTTGATTGATAAATACATCTGCAAAACAACAAATAATTAACCAACAGAATGGAAGTTAATTATGATAATGATAATGATACTAGTTGTACTTCTGCTAATACTAACATTATTCAGCATATTTCAGATAAGTTAGAGTTTTCTTGTTATCATTATCATCATAATAGGAACCCTTTCTATTTCATGTTTATTCGGAAAGATAAAAATATATATATTGAATGGATTAATGAACACACAAAAAATAATAAGTATGTTCATGATATTGTGATGTCATTTGATGATATGGCGAAGAACGAATGTCTTAAAAAATATTATGATATGTCTTTAATGTTAGCAAATAATAGCAAAACCATCTATTATGATACATATGGTGTTAATTCAAAACAGTTAATTACAACATATGATACTGATAGTGAAGATGACGAAGATGCCGAAAAAACTCTAAATATTAGGCACTGGTGTATTAGTAGTGATTTTGTTTGGAAAAATATGCGTGTTTCCAAAACAACTGACTTGAATTGTTATTATAATATTGACCCATTTACGTTTGAATATAATATTAATACTGAAAAAGGAATAAACGGTTTTATGAGAGCAATTAATTCATTCGCTCAATATAATGGTATTAGTAGTATTGTAAAAAACGAAATAATAACTAATTATAATAATAAGTGCATAATGCCGAGCGCGTAAAGGTAATACAAGACGGTAATATTTGTGTTGTATATATGTATTGTTTATTTTTTATATTTATAGGAGATGTCTTTCTGATAATCGCAGAGGTGCATCTGTTTTTAGTAATTGCAATGGTGGATTTATGATTGGTAAATCTGTCTTATTTGGTTTAATACTATAATCAAATATTTCATTATTATTGTTGTTATTGTTACCTCGCAAATTAGTATTATATACTTCCTCTAACTCTGAATCAAAAATGCTAAGATTTGGATTTCCTAGTTTACTCTCATCGTTATTAATAATATCTTTATGAAAATCAATATTATCTATATTGTAAGTATAATTATTTGTTTTTTTATATTTTTCTAGTTTATCATATATCTTATTATGGTCATTATTTATATTAATAATGTTTGGTTTTGATATATTAACATTATTTACTTTGTTTACTTTGTTTACATTGTTTACATTGTTTACATTTAATTCTTGCTGTTGTTGTATATTGTAATAATATATTATTATTATTAATCCAATAAAAACAAAAAATGCAAGATAATATCCTTCATATTTCATAATAAATATTTATTCTTTTACTATTATTATTATAATATTATAATAAATTAATCATCTTCAATAAACATCGCCTTCTTTTTATTAGTAATTCCTTCGTTGTCGCCGTCTTCACCTCCTCCATTATAATCATCTGTAGCATAACTTTCAGCACATTCTATTTTTTCATTATCAACATAAAATGACACATTATATTTATTGCTATTATAGAATTTTAATCTGGATGCTCCTTTTCTTTTAAATATTGAAAAATCATCAGATATATCAATACATAGCGGAATATATTTTCGCTTTTCAGGTATTTCCCTAAGAATACGACCAATCGATTGTTGAATATCTGAAATAGGACTAGCAAATATTATTGTATTTAATGAGGGAACATTAAATCCTTCAGATGCTAATTGATATGTCGCAAGAATTATTTGTTTTTCTGCAGAGATTGCAAGGTCTATTTGCTTCATACCACCAACATAATACCCATAGTTGCTATTTGCAATATTATGTTCAACAATAAATTGCTCAATCTCTTTTAATTGATTTCTACGCTCACTTAAAATAAGAACGCGTCTTTCTGGTTCTTTACTTAAAATATCTTTTAATACGAAAATTATATATTCAGTTCTTGGTCTAAAAGAGCATATATTATTAATCATTCCAGCACCATTCTCTTTCCCATTCCACATAAGTTTGACAGTCGAATAATCAATATGTGTTTCAAAATATTTATGAACTTGAACGATAACATCGCATAACTCTTTATTTTTTAAGGTATACACAGATTTACCTATATAATATTCAAATACACGACGCATCCCATCCTTTCTATTTAAAGTTGCGGATAATCCAAGAATAATTGGATTGTTTAATTTTTGGAATGCTTTGCGAAATACTTGCGCGCCTGTATGATGAACTTCATCAATAATTACAAATCCAATATCATCAAATATTCCAATATCATAGTCGCGCATAGCAAGAGATTGAAGAGATGCAATAATAAAATCTTTCCCTACAACATCTACCTTTTTCTGTTTAATTATTCCAATCTTTGCATCTGGTGCAAATATTTTAACTGTATCTATAAATTGCTGGTTTAAGAAATCTTTATGACTTATAAACATAGTTTTCTTTTTCAATTGACAGGCGATATATAAACTCATAATAGTTTTACCGAATCCACAAGGAACAGATATAATACCCCCCATTTTAAGAGGGTCTCTTGCTGCTTTTAAAAAGTTGTTTATAGGTTCTTGTTGTGTTTCTCTAAGATTTCCAATAAAATCTATATTTATATCTTGGCCACTTGTTAATTTACATAGTGTTGGCGCACCATACTTTTGCAACCCATAATATCTTGGAATATATATCCTTTTTTCATTTTCGCTATATAATTGAAATGTCAAATCTTCCTTTGAATTATTTTTTGATTTTCCGATATCAAAATTAACTTTTGGGGTCATTGTTAAATCTTTTCTTATACTTTTTAATTTATATTCATCTAATTCAGATTTTAAAATTCCATAACCGTTGCTAGATAAGATTGAATACAACATTAATTATATTAATACTTTTATACACACATATATATATAAGTGTCATTTTTTTATATGGATTATATAGATAGATAAGCATTAATAATAATTATGATTATTATTAATTCTTTTAGAGTTTTAGCATTAATATTATTAGTTATTATATTAATTATTAAAGAAATACCTTTTAAAAATCTTTTTAAAGACTTAATGATACAATTTTATATGGCTTTAACGTGTATCTTAATCTTATTGCTAGTTGATAATATATTTGGATTTATATTATCAATCTGTTTATTAACACTGTATTTTAGAATATATACAAGTGAACTCAATCTTGTAAAAAATACTGATAATAAAAAAGATATATATACCGCAAAGGATGTTAATACAGATATTGATACAGATATTGATACTGATAAATGTATAATGGAACAAGTTAATAGTGAAAAAAAAATACCTATTGAAGTAAATAATAACGACGCAAATTGTTTAGTTCCGTATATAACCGAGGAAAATCTTTTAGCGGCACAATCTAATATTGTCAACCCAGAAGGATATAATAAAGAATATTATGGTGTTGATAAAGGAATATATAAAGAAGATGTATACGGTTCCCAGGGATTAGATAATAAAAATATACATATACGCGGTTATGATGTTCATAATTCATATTTAGGAACAATGCAGTATGATATAATTGCTGTATGATATAATATTATAAATAAAAAATATAAGTTATTATTAAGAGATTATTAAATATGATTGAAAATTTTGTTTCAATCACAGAAAACGACCAAATTGTAGAAAATATATTTACTCTTCTTGGGTACTCTATGCTTTCATTATTAGTATGCGGGACATTATTATGGGCATATTATATATCTGATAAAAATCAGCATTTTTTTATATCAATATTTTCACTATTTATGTTATTTTATGCTTTAATTATTGTTGCAGTTATTGTAATTAATAAAAATAGTTATGATGCATTATCTTACATGTTATTATTTGGTATTACAATATTTGTAATATTTCTAACATTTTTTATAAGTGTATTTTCCCTTTTAAAATATTTTAACATATTCTCTTCATCATCCTCGAACACAAAGCAAAATGCTAATAATGTCGATGTTAATAATATAGATTATTATAGAAGAGCATTATAAATTAGAATATAGTAATTATATGTATTCAAAGAATGATAGCACATATATAATTGCGAATAATGATAATGATTTTATATATATATCAAAATTATTTAGATTATCTTGTAAATAATCAGGCATTTTTTCATACGCAGTATTAATAATTCCAGAATTATATATTATTAAGGATATTATAACTAATATCAAACTTTTTTTTGCTACTTCAGTATCTAAATATGTTGAATAATCAAATTTATTTGTATGTTGTGGATGTTGTTGGTGATATTGCTGTTGTGGTGGCATCATCATAGGTGGTTGTTGATGATGCATATGTTGTAATGGAGGCGCATGTTGCTTAGATATCATTAATTCTTCTTGAAACTCATTTAGAACATCTTGGACAAGTGGGTCATTAATATCATTAGTATCTGATATATTTGATTGTTGTGTTTTTAAAGGTAATGTATTTACAGGTGTTGACATTATTATAATTCTATCTATTGATATATAATATTTTCAATATAAATTATATTACGCAAATATATGTAGATTTGTAAATAAAAAAGATAATATAATTTAGAACGTTATATGAAAAGTAAATTTAAAATAAATGATTTTACACCTCCTCCTCCGCCAAAGATGAAAAAGAAGAATAGATTTACAATTAAAGAATTATTACAAAAAAAGAAAAAAACAGAAAAAAACAGAAATATTGCAAAATATAAAAAAAAAAGAGGATTTACAACAGCAGAACTTTCACCTCAACCAATAATGCGAAAGAAGATTAAAAACAAAATAATTGATACACGTAGTTCCCCCCCTAAACCATCACGTAGTTCCCCTACTAAACCATCACGTAGTTCCCCTCCTAAACCACCTAGACTAACAAATATTAAATTTACAATTGAAGATGTACCCTCACCTCCTAAACCTAAACCACCTAGACTAACAAATATTAAATTTACAATTGAAGATGTACCCTCACCTCCTAAACCTAAACCACCTAGATTAACAAATATTAAATTTACAATTGAAGATGTACCGTCACCTCCTAAACAACAACGTAATTCTTCCATACCTAGCATGTCAGCGTCAGCATCGCCATCGAGTTCACCTACTTTATGTTGCTCTTGTAACAATACAAGGTCCGTCCAGACGAGCGCAAAATGTGCATGGTGCAAACTCTATTACCATCTAGAAAAGTGTGTCTCTCAGAACGCCAAAGAACGAAACAAACGCAACTGATATCTTTAATGTTTTTGCATTAAACTTATATAATGTTAAATAGAAGAAAATATTTTTTCAAAAAACCCCGGAATACTTATTATATTATCAGGTGTTTTATTAATATCATACGGTTCGAATGGTTTATCCTTAGCATTACATTTAACTGCGTAAGATTTATACTTATAACATGTATCTTCAAGATTAAATATATTTTCTTCTATTTCTTTAATATCTGGCGCTGAATATAATACGCAGTTATCCTTGCATATACGTCTAAATAATAATGCTAATGCAAGACCAAATAATGCACTTACAATTATTTGTCCGGTGTTATCATAAAACAATCTGTCAATAGTAACTCTTAACCCCGTAATTTCTTTTGCTGTTCCTTTTTTACTCATTAGTGTATATCTATCCTATCTATTCTAATCTATAAAAATTTAAAAAAATAAGAATATTATTAAATTATAGGTTGTGTAACTGATGCTTCATTACACTTAACCTCTTCTACATTATATTTATAGCATTGCTTATTATGGTTCATATATACTATTTTATTTGCATTATAAGGCGTCGGGTATTTAATAACACTTCTAATTGGTGGCGATGAAATATATACATATATAATTCCTAATATAAACGCAAACACAAAACTAAACCAATTTATTTTAAATATTTTATTATCTTTGATATCTTTAATATCTTTAACCATTAATATCTCCTATTTAATTATCTATTTTATATTTTTCATTTCGGTTTATAATTAACATCTTTGATACATCTATTTGTTTTTTTATTTAATATTTTGCCATCTGGACATTCTTTTTCTTTGTCTTTATCTATTGCTACAACTTTTTTTGCTTTAACTTCTTTAACTTCTTTAACTTCTTTAACTTCTTTAACTTTTTTAACTTTTTTAACTTCTTTAACTTCTTTAACTTCTTTAACTTCTTTAACTTCTTTAACTTTTTTAACTTTTTTTGCAGGGTCTTTTACGCATTTTTTAGTTTTTGGATTTAAAATTTTACCTGCAGGACATACATTTGTATCAACTTTGCTATTAGATGGAGGGGTAATTACGCGTTCATTCAAGTTTATATATTCATATGTATATATATCTGGGACTTCATTTAAAACTGTATATTTACAATCTAAATAATCATATAATGATGCTAATGTTTTAGTTTTTTTAAAAATATTATATAGTTCCGCTTTTTTTTCTAAAAATAAATTATAATTATTATTATTTATTTCCCTTGCAAACTTATAATCATCATCATATTTTAATTTCTTTTGCAGTATTATATTTTTTTCATTATCTTTATTTTTAAAATATTCGTTAATCTGTTTTTTAATTGCATCTAATTTTTGCATATTAGCGTTATTTAAAGGGTCCTTATTTTTATTATTAAAATTGTCAAATATATTAATATTTAGAATGTTTTTTTCAATATCTTTTAATATCTCCATTTACTAATATTAAGGATATAAATAAAACATTAATGTAATAAAATGTCCTCAAACATACTTTTATAAAATGATTGAAGACTTTCTTCCGGTTTTAACTGTTCTTCATAAATACTTCTAGGTATATATTTAACAATAACCTTGTCTTTTTTACATACAGATTTATTTGCGTAATATCCTTGAATAATCAATATTGACCCTATAAATAGTAAAAATATTGCGATTGCTTTCATTTCTTAATATTAAGAAATAAGAAAAATTATAGAAATTATATGTTATAGAAATTATTGAATACCAAGTTTTTGAGCACTCCAAGTATCAACCTGTTCAATACTTTGCTTAATTTCTGACATTTCGATTGATTCAGGTGCGATTGATGGGTCTACAGATGGGTCTGACGGAGGAGGAACTTCGTCAACAATTGTTTCAGTATCCTTATTATTATTAAATAGTGTGGTCTTTCTATTTTCAAAAACCACATCTTTATCATTCATATTCTTCTTATATTCTTTCATCAAAGTATTTAGTTGTGTTTCCGCATATTCTTGATTTTCTAAAGATTCTGGGTTAGGCGACCAAGGACACCAGCACCCAACTTGCGCAATATAAATATTAAATTTGTCATCAATTCTCTTGATAAATTCACTTCGATTTTTTGCTTCTTCTAGAGAATCAAAAACACCTCTGACTTTGATACCTCTAATCGATGTCATAAAATTGTTATCTCGATGGAATGATGATTCTAGGTCATGATTATTAATAGATTTATAGAATGCATATTGTTCGCTCATATCTTTAGGATTAAAAATATATGAATTATTCTCTTTAATAGAATCTACAAAGTCTTTTGAATCGCTATATTTTGACTGAATACCATCCAAAAGAGTTGTCATATCATTACTAAACTTAGTAATAAACTGATTAAACATATATGCTTCCTTATTTACTAAAACATCTTCAGGGCTTAAAAAAGAAAGAAGAACATAGTTCTGTCCTCTAATAGGTTTATCTTCGTCAAGATAATCCATTTCTTTTACGCTAGTTACGCTAGTTACGCTAGTTACGCTAGTTACATTAGTTACGCTAGTATTAGTGTTTTCTACTTCTGACATTTCAATATCTTTTCTAATAATATAATATATTATAAATCTTATATATTTTTTATTATAATTGTATAGCATATTTGAAAGATGATTGCTCTGTATTTATAAAAAATACTTTAACAATTTACAAAAATATTTTATATTATTATAATAGTATATAATAGTATAATTAGTATAACAAATGGAATATTCTGTAGATTTTTGGGATGTTGTCGTTCGACTTCTTAAATATGCATTTGAAGGTCTTATAGTTGCTTTTGTAGCACTAATATTACCTAACAATAAGTTAGATTGGAGTGAAATATGGATGCTTGCTTTAACCGCAGCTTGCACTTTCTCTGTTCTTGACTTATTATCTCCAACTGTTTCATCTGGAGCAAGACAAGGCGTCGGTTTAGGCGCCGGTTTTAGAATGGTTGGCTTCCCTAATGGATTTTAGTAAGTAATCATTAATTACTATTACAACGATGGTATTATTTCGTAATTAAGTTCTAAGCATATTTTTTTCCATATCTGGTCTTGAACATATAGTTTCTCCCTACTTTTTAATAGAGGGAAGTATTTAAGATATTCATGAAAACCTAATATTTGGAAAAATTTATACAATACATAACTATATGATAAAAAGTTTTTTCTATCTTTTGGACAATGCTTCAAAAATGGCGCTTGAATATTTCTAAACATGTTACATAATTTATCTTCAAGTTCTTGACTGAATTGCGGTGTAGGTATTCCATTAATTCTATTAATAATATAATTTATATGTTCATAATATTTATTTATTCGTAGACGTTTGAGTATATCTCTCATTTTATTATAAGTAATTGTTTTAGTATCAACAATCTTTTCTTTCTTTATTTCGGTTAAAATCTTTTCAAATATTTCATCTGGAATATCTGTGCTTTCTTTACCTTGCACTTGATTACACCATTCTCTAAAATGATTAATACGCTTATAACTAAAATGCGAAGTATCCTTTGTATTCTGTTTTAATATTGGTCTGTTTTGCTCAACAAGAAGTAATTCTTGATAACCGCATTTATCGCAAATAATTATAGCATCATGTTGTAAGCATGTCATTTGATTTTTACAATTTTTACATATTTCTATATCTTCCTCTTCAACATTTCTAACATATTTTTTATTTATAATAGACATGTATTTATCAACAAGAGAACTTTTATCTATAATATTATCCTTTGCACTATTTGAATATTCATTATTATTATTATTATTATTATAGTTGTTATAGTTGTTATTGTTATTGTTATTGTTATTATTGTTATTATTGTTATTATTTTGCTTATTATCGCTAATTAAGCAACCTTCTATATTTAAATTATTAAGAGCATCTAATACATTTATTGTTGTTGCGGAGACCGAAGAACGTTTTTTCTTTGAATCATTTTTATATATCTTAGGTTGCCTACTTAATAATTCACTCGAAGATATACATACACCATTTGATATAGATGCATGCGTATTACTTATATTTGACTGCTTTTCTACAGTATCATAATATTGAAATAATATATAACTTGTATTATTATAATATTCTACTTCACTATATGTTTCTAATTCTTTAATATTATTCTTAAGTTCAATAATTTTTTCTCTTATAATAATATTGCTACTCCATAAATTATTTATATACTCCTTATCACGTATATTTTTAGACAATTCAATATTTTCAATAATAAGGTTTGACTGTATTTCAAAATCACCTAATAATATCTTATAGATTTCCTTGTCCTTATTTGTTAGTTCAAATTTTTTTATAATATTATTATGCATAGCATCTAATGTAAAAACATCATTATTGTCAGAATTATATTTTTTTTTTGATGATTTTTCTTTGAACATCCTTATAATAGAATTATTAATATTAATTTTTATATAATAAATATATAATACATACATTTAATTGATATTTTTTTCTCCTCTAATAGTATAAAGAATATAGCGTAAATGGGTGGTGGTCTTCTTCAATTAGTAGCATATGGAGCACAGGATGTTTATTTAACTGGTAATCCTCAAATTACCTTCTTCAAGGTTGTATATCGTCGCCATACTAACTTCGCCGTTGAAGCTATTCAACAAACATTTAATGGAACACCCGGTTATGGACAAACTGTAACCTGTCAAATATCGCGCAACGGTGATTTAATTAATCGCGTTTATCTTCAAGTAAAATTACCTGCATTAGATGGAATTACATTCACAGGCACGGTTATTACTCAAACCGCAGGACCAAGATATGTCAATTATATAGGTTTACGTCTCATTAAATCTGTAACTATTGAAATAGGTGGGCAACAAATAGATAAACATTATTCTGATTGGTTATATATTTGGAATGAACTTTCTTTACCAAAAGGCAAACGATATGGTTATGATACTATGGTTGGTGCAGACAAAGATTTAACACACATGAAATCAACAAATCTTTATATTCCTTTAGAATTCTGGTTTTGTCGCAACGTTGGTCTTGCGCTTCCCTTAATAGCTCTTCAATACCATGAAGTTAAAATAAATATTCAATTTGAAGCAAAAAATAATTGTATGATAAACCTTCAAGAAGGTACCGACGCAACCGCCACAGCCACCTCAGAAGAACTAGTTTCTACAGAAGTAGCCAAAGCACCTTCTATAACAGAAGCATCTTTATGGGTTGATTATATTTTCCTTGATACTGATGAACGTCGTCGTTTTGCACAATTATCTCATGAATATTTAATTGAGCAATTACAATTTACAGGAACTGAAACTCTTATGGCTCCTAATAATACTACAGCTACCACAAACATCGTCGTAAATAATCGCATTAAACTCAACTTTAATCATCCTTGTAAAGAATTAGTATGGGTTGCTAAACCATCAAATTATCAGAAGAAATCATCATGGTATAATTATACAGATA